TTCTTAAAGGTAAAATTACCTTTTATTCCAGTGCTTGCATAATTTTTACTAGCACTAAGCATCACGCCGCTAACTGATGTTCCAGGGTATACAGTGTCAAAACCAGACAATACCCATTGCCCTTTTTTCTCAGTGGCCTTAGTGTACACTTGTACCAATGCACCATTGTTAAGTATGTCTGATGCAGCATCACTGAACTTGGTCTTTTCGTTTACTTCTACCACTGCTAGATGTGCTACAGCAGCTAGCAAGTGGTAATATAAGTTGGTATTATCGGGGTTCTTAGTTGATCGTCCTTCAGCCAATTTAATTAGGTTGGGAGTAAGCCCCATTGACTTTAGTTTCTTTTTGTCTTGAAGATTTACCAGTGGTGCATTTTTTAAGTCACGTATTAGTTGTGCTTCTTTAGCGTCAATGATACCAAACTTCATGCCTAAAAACAAGGGAGCACCGCTTTGCCCCGAAGTTTGTATTTCACGTACAATACCAATGATATCTTTATATTTTCTAAGTAACTTTTTACCAGCGTCAGTTGCACCTAACTCATCAACACTATCAATAAGGTTCTTTGAACTTGCCTCTGCGCCCTTATTTCCCTTGCTGCTGATTTTTACATACTTACCATCTTGAGTTTCTAATCTGCTATCAGCCAAGCCTGCATTTTTACTGCTATCAAAATTAATCAGCGTATCTGCGAATCCCCCACTGCCTAAAAATAATTCTGCTGCTTCCCCTGCATTACCTGTATAAGTGCCCTTTTGCATGGCCATTGGTTGCAGTATCTCACAGAAATAGTCTCTGAATGCAGTAAAGCTAATATTTTCAGGTGCTTTTATTTCAAGTGGTAATGGCTGTCCCATAGCAATGTGATGTGCTACATGGTATAGTGGATTATCAGTTCCCAGCTTAGCTGCCAATTGACTCATTATGTCTTTGATAGTTAAGTTTTGTTGATTGCTCAATAAATCCTGTGGTGTTAGTCCCGCTTGCGTTTTTTGCGCAGACTTACCGGCAAACTTATACTTTTTAAGTATTATGTTAGGTATATAGTTATCAGCGGCCATGGGACGTACTTGTTGTAAATACTGCCCCGTGAAGATAGTATCATCCCCATGACTAAATGATGCAATAGCAAAGCCACCTGATCGGGGAGACTTTGCATTTTCCCATTGAATCTCTTGCCCTAATTGTTGCTGCACATCTGATAAAACAGTGTCCATTTCTTCAGGAGTAAACTTTCCCCCTTCTTCAGGGAAGAATTTTAAGTCGTTAAATATCAAGGTATCTTGGTTACTGGGGTCAACAAAGGTGTCGCCGGCTTTTCTTCCAGCTAGACCTGTGCTTTCAGTTAGCAGGTTAATCTTGTTTATGATGTTTCTTATTGTTAGTGGTTCCATAGTAGTATTTAGTTAAATTGTAATATCCTCCATACCGGCCGCGCGCAACCTAACCACATGTCCCAGCATAAAATTCTTAGATTCAAGACCCTTCATGATACCCAGCCACTTGTTTCGCAATAATGCTACATCATTACACAGAGTTTCCATATCAACTACATCTGCGTCGGAATCGGTATATCTCTCTGCATCTCTACTAGAGAGTGCGCGGTTATACCCCTCCAAGAACTTCTTAAAGGTAGTAGAACGTATTTTACGTAACTGTATATTAAGATAATTCAGCACAGCCTCAATTTCTTGAAGCTGGCCAAATCTCTGTTCGGTTATGCCAGGCAGACTAGCTAAATTTCGTTCAACATTGCCCTTTATCGCAACATCGTACTTTGCTTGCTGAATCTCTGCATCATAGAAAGTAATAAAATCTGGCAAAACTGCCAGATTTTGTGTGATTTGTGTATACCAGTTCATACATCAATCACAGTAGTTAATCCCATTGTTCATCTTCTTCGTCATCTACATATTCAGCTTCATCATCTGCATCATCCCATTCGTCTGCGGTTTCGCTAAAATAGTCCACTGCTTTGATGACATCTGTGTCTCCACTAAATTCATGCCTAATGTCGGCTAATGCAAAATCATGTTCCATAAGAATACTTACTACATTTTCTGCTATCATGCCGCGATCATGATCAGGTATACTTTCACTAATTGTGTGCCAAATTTCAGAAACGATTACTAGACTTGTGTTGCTCATTCTACTGATTCCTCCAAAGTTTCAGTATTTAGCACAGTTGTTCGTTTAGTGAACTCATCCATTACTAGATCCATAACGCCGTTTTCATTCTTGTTCCATTCTTTTCTGAAATATTTGTGAATTTCACCGTTCAAATCTACATATGTATACCTATTACCTTCTTTGGTAATAAGCTTACGAGATTCTAGCAAGTCAAAGAACCCTGAATAGGGATTCATGCCAGTAGAGTAAGGAATCTGAATTTGAATATCTTCAAAAGGCTTTGCATATCGTGTTTTCATAATCTTGCAACCCGCCCGAATACCCAAAACTTCTGTTACCTTATTTCCTTCTTCATCTTCTTTCAGCTTGAGCTTTTTCATAGCCACTAAGATGCTACTAGCATAGACGAACCCCGAACCACCACTGACATTGGGGTCTGGGTTATATGGATCCTGGCTGGCGTAAGTATGATTAGTGGCAACTAAGCCCACATTACAGCTACCAAACATATTAACACAATTGGTAACCAATGTCTTAAGTGCTTTGGCTTTTCTGCCCATGTCACCCTTCATATCGCCTGCTTCAAACTGATTAACTTCAGTTGGACTCATCAACATACCCAAACTATCTACTACAAACAAGACCTTAGGACGCCCTTCTTCGGGCATAGATTTGTAATCTTTCATGAATGTAGAAATAGTCTTTGCTACATCATCAATCATGGCCATGTTGAGTTTTAGTAGCTTTTCCTCAGATGTATCCACACCCAGGGCATGCAACCAACTTTCATCTAATGCGTTCTCACTATCAATCAGTACAACATAGATGCCCTGTTCTTGTGCATTTCGTACTAGATTTCCGCTACAGATAAAGCTTTTACCTGAGCCAGATTCTCCAGCAAATACAGTAACTTTACCAAGTGGCACACCTTTTTTAAAGTCACCTGATATCAGATAATTCAGTGCATAATTACCTGTGCTGATCCAATCAGTTGGATCATGAAAGCCAATACTAAGTCCTTCAATGGATTTAGATATGTCTTTACGAAATTTAGATAAGTCAAATGGTTTTTTCATATTTTTATTCTCTGTTATTTGTTCAGTGATCTATTCTGATGGTATATTGAAAATGGTTCAATGTTGAGTAAATCAGGGCAGTTAGTAGCCATGATTTCAAATTCGTATTCTGATGGATAGTGACGTAGTGCACCAAGTGCACGTGAACGTACTATACTAGGTACTCTGGGAGTTTTTCCAGGGTCGCATAGTTCTTCTAACAGTTTTTTGCCTTGTTTAAGGGCCCGGTACCTCTCGTCTGGCAGTGTCATTGTTTTTCTCCAATAGAAAGGAAATGCCTTTAGGGCATTTCCTTAACCTAATTAATTTAGGCTGGCTTTGTTTGACGGCTACGAATCATCGCTAGGATGTCGTTCGCTTTGTCATTACTCGCGGGTGCTTTAGCTGCTGGACTAGCAGGAGCTTCATCTTCCCAGGGAGCGACTGGCTTTGACGCTACTGGTACAGGAGTAGGAGTTCTGTTAATAGTAGGTGCACTTGCACGACTGCGTTGACCTTCATCGTCAGCTTCATCTTTTGCATTGCTACCTGCTACTTGCAAACCATATGGCTTGTAGTATGCTCCCCACTTATCTGGATCGTATGGACGTTTATCAACTGATGCATCAAACATTTCACGAATGACACGGATTTCTGATTCAGTTGGCTTCTTGGGAAGAAACTCACGAAGATTGAACAACCCATGTGATGCGATTGCTGCATGCTCTACTTCGGTCAAAGCACTTGACTTGCGTGACCAGCTACTAGTAGCATAATCTGCATAGTCGCCCTTCTTGCCTTTGACAACTTTGAAATCTAAACCATTGAGATAATCAGTTGGCATTTCTTCCAACTCAGGATCCATCAAACTGCTTTTGATGATAGTGAAGATTTGAGGACTGATAACGAACCTACGAATAATGTTCTCTGGCTCTTTCTCATCTGTCAATGGATTTTGACGTACAAAACCCTGAAACAGATAGGTACGCTTCTTCCAATATTTGTTCGCGGTTTCCTTAAGACTTTCATCTTTGTACCAAGTACGAACTTCAGATAGAATAGAACAATTGTCGCCATACATTTCCATGCATGGAACTTGAACTGTTACCTCTTTGTTTTCATTTTGACCCTTAATTCCAATGAATGGAAGTTTGATCATTGCTCGTTCTACCCAGAAATAACTATTGCTAGTATCTGCATCTGGAAGAAAACGAAGTGATGCACTCTGGCCGTCTGGCATATTCCAGAAAGGGTAGATTGCATTGTCCCCTGTACCTTGGGATTGATTTTGCTGGGTACGATTGTCTTGTGCCTGAAGTTTGGCACGGATTGCTGCTAGTGACATAAATGCTCCTTTATATAAACGATGTCAAAATTGTACGATAAACTAAGATTTAATGTAAGTTGTCAAGGAGACAACAGACATAGATACAAGTATACACTACTTTTTATCTACGTCAACCTTATTTATCACCATTCGGTGAAATCATTTTTTATTAAGCTTTTTAACGTCCCATAAATCTTTTCAAGTCAGCCATTTCTTTGTGATACTTTTTGACTTCTTCTGGGTCAGGCTGTGGTAGCAGATCACTTGGTGTACCTGGTATAGCACTTTGACTGTTACCGCCAAATTGATTTGGATTATCTGCTTCTGTTACCGATTCTTCTAACGGAACATCCATTCTCGCCGCAGCTATGGTCATGAAGTTTTTCACTTCATCATCGGATAATTGTTCAGGCATAGCATCACGCCATACTGCCAACTTATCTTCATAAGATGCATTGACATCTT